CATTGACCGCGTTAAGCGTAATAAAAAGTATAACAGACTTAAGTATGTATCATTTTTATAAGTGGTCATCTAAAAAACGATTAATAGAAAATTGTACGAATATAGTAGAGTTACCGTAAAGTAATAAAGTTTAGAATTACAACTCTATATTAAAATACTGGTTGCGAAATTTCTGCATTTCTTCATCAGGAAAGTTATCGGTAAGAAAGTCTTCCGGTTTTTTAGTTTCTTTAAGCAAGTTTATAATCATAAAAAGAGAATATACTCCACACTCAGTAGGTTTTTTCTGATGATGTTTTTTATTTTCTATGTAGCGAAAATCTATCCCCGCAACTTTACCTTGTTCTATTATTTTTTTAATTAACTTTTTCACTTCTTTTGGAGGAGGGTTACCCGTACTATCAAAAAAGAATATATATTTCTGTTTTATATTTACAAACATAGATATCCAATGTGAACCAGATAAGTAATGAGGGTCGGTATTAAAAACAAATCCAATTTTATTTCTACCATTTCTTATCGAAATATTTAAATCGAAGCGACACAGTTCTTCCCATACACATTCGCCATACATTTTGGGAGAATCAAAATCTATAGGCGCTGCTCCTATAAAATCAAAATATGGATATTCCTTTTCATATTGTTTCATAACATTTTCAATGTCAATACTATTTAACCATTCGTTTGGATTTTTCTTCCAATCATCAGGACTTTTTGGTGCGAATGTATAGTTTAACATTTCTTTATCTACACCCGATGAAGCAAAATTCTGTTTTAACCAACAGGACTCTTTGTTACACACATTTTTCAAGTGTCGTTTTAAAGATTCCCAAATCTCGTGCGGGTCATTCGTGGTTATCATAACATCTGGGTGGCGAGCATTCCATAACTCTTTAAGTTTTATTAATGACTCGTTACTATAACAAGTAAAATCATTTTCTTGTAACTTTGGACTACACTTTAACTTTATAAATCCATCAGGATGTTTTTCTACAGGAGGTGCTAAATTTTCTATTTTTTTATTTTTACTCCTTCGACTCGAACTCTTTTTACTCTTGTATTTAATCGTTTTTGATGAGCGTCGTTTACCTCTAAATTCAGACTTAAATTTCAAATTTTTATCTACAAATTTTAAAATATTCTCCATTTTTTTTGTTTTCATCGCTATGTATTTTGTATTTTACGTTTTATATTTTATAATAATGTATATATTATTTCGGTATTAAAAAAAAATAATTATTAAATAAAAACTAAATTACACTATTTTCACTTTTAGTTACCTTAACTTCTATCGCGTCGTTTGTATCTGTTAATTTTAAACCATTATTTATAGTAGTCTTCGTAAAACCTTTTTTAATATCTTTCTTTTTATATTTTGGATCCTTTAAGTTAAAATCTTTTGTTTTCGGTAGTAGCATTTCGTATTGTGGAGGTGAAGTTTTGGTAACAAAATTATCCATAGTTATCACTTTTTTATCTACTTGTTTCATAAACAACTTATTTGCGTCATCAATTGACCAGTCTTCTACACACGGTTCGCCGGTTGTTGTTTCTACTAAAACCATATCTTTATAGTCACCTTGTATATTATCCATGGTATCCTTAAATTTAAAATGGGATATACATAAACGCGCAAATGCGTTAAATGAGTTTAATATAATGTCATTTATAGGAGCATCATTATTATTATTAAGATTGTTATACAAGATATCTTTCACCATTGCAGAAATACGTTTTCTATAAAACTTTTTTTCGCTCTTCAATACTGTATCGTGATCCAAATTATTTTTTTTTAAATACTTATTATATGTATCCGAATTCGCCATAATTTCAAGAGTAATATAGTTAATATTGTCTATTTTATTCAGGATTGGATTCACACCTGGATTCACAACTGAGTTTGCATTTGTTACTACCGCATTTATCCCTGCGTTATCATTATTTTCCATTTAAGATGAATGCATATAAAATAATATTATTTTAAACACGACTTGCGTTATAAATAATATATATAAAAAATAAATTATACTGGTTAATGTTTATAAAATTGCTTCTCTTCTTCGGGTACAATATCTTTATTCTCATTTCTAGTATTATTATTAAAAAAACTATTCCCTAAATTATTAGGATTTGGATTACAATGGTCAAAAATTTCCTTTTTAAATAAACCAGGATAAGGTTGTTTTATAGGATTAGGTGGTACATATACATTATAAAGGTCGCTACTTGAAAAAGGAACATACTCGGACTGTTCGCAATTCTGTAATGCGAAAAACTGTCTACGCAGAGTAGATTCAACATTTACATTGTTAACAAAACCGGACCATGGAGCCATATTATTTCCAGGGTTAAATGTAGTATGTGGGCTATATACAGGATAGTTATTAAGAGGTACGGTGGCTGGTTTACTTTGGTCTAAAATGGGCATATAACCATATTTTGTGGAGACGGGTACCTGATAATAAAAAGGCTGCAACGGTGCAGATGGAATATTTCTTAAAGATATTCTATCATTTATTTCATTCTGTCTTTCATATTGACATAAATATAACTTATTTGGAACGCCATACATTTTGGGTTTATCATATACGTGGGAAACAGAATCCATGCGAATATACTATATATTACTAATATTACTATATTACTATATTATATTTTGTTATAATATTTTAAAAATGGGTTAAAGACAATAAATAATAATATATAGCTGTATATCTACTCAATATCTACTCTTTAAGGTGCAATGTGTGGTATATTTTTCGTTCAAAATTTTTTACATCCGGATACCTTGAAAATATATAAAAAATCTCTACTAGAAAATATAAAGTCATATCAAAATGATTTCTATAAACTGTCACATCGCGGGCCAGACAATAGTATTTTTCTAAATGATACACAATTTTCAAAAAACTATGCATGTTTTTGGGGCTTCCATCGTCTTGCAATTAACGGACAAACACCTGAAAGTAACCAGCCATTTTTTATTAAAAATTGCCGTCTTATTTGTAATGGCGAAATCTATAATTTTCGCGAACTTATAAAAGAATTTGGCCTAGAAGAAGAATACAAAAGTCAATCCGATTGCGAAATCATTATTCATCTTTATAAAAAAATTGGTATTCGTGAAACTCTTCGCCGTCTGGATGGTGTATTCGCGCTTGTATTGCACGACTACGAAAAAGAAACTACATATGTTGCGCGAGATCCTGTTGGCGTACGTTCACTTTTTATTTCGGGTTATGACTATACGTATAGTAACGCCATGGTTGTTTCGAGCGAACTAAAAGCGATAAGTGAATGTTTTAGACCAAATACTAAACAGTTTCCACCTGGTTGTTATGCTATGTATTCTAAACTCGTCAACGGGTTTGACAAGGCAAATACTCCTTTTTGTAATTTTTATAGTTACTATGAAAATGTTTCAATAACTCAAAATAATGCAACATTAGAAGTCGAAAGAGTTTACGACTATCCTACAGTGGAGGATACCGAAGAAAACATTTGTGCGAATATTGCGCGATTATTTGAGGAGGCTGTTGTGAAACGCCTCATGAGTGAACGCAAAGTAGGTGCGCTTCTTTCGGGAGGGCTGGATAGTTCATCGGTTGTAGCAATTATGTGTCGTCATATGCCTGCAAAAGATTTAAATACGTATAGTATCGGCTTGAAGGGGTCGACGGACCTGGTATGGGCACAAAAAGTAGCCGACTATTTAGGGACAAATCATCACGAAGTTTGTCTTACGGAGGAAGAGTTTTTGGGGGCAATCTGTGGTACGATTAAACAAATTGAGAGCTATGATACGACATCAGTGAGAGCGTCTGTTCCAAACTATTTGGTAAGTAAGTATATCTCGGCGAATACGGACGACTGCGTTATATATTGCGGAGATATGTCGGATGAGATTTTTGGGTCCTATCGCGGATTTATGAAAGCGCCGACTGAAGAAGATTTTAAACGTGAAAATGAGCGCATGGTTCGCGATGTATGCTATTTTGACTTGCTGCGATCGGATAAAAGCATTAGTGGAGCAGGTTTGGAAGCGCGTGTACCATTTGCGGATAAGAAGTTTTTGCAATATGTGATGGGTATTCCACCGCGATATAAAATGTTTAGTGACGCGCGCATCGAGAAGTATATATTTAGGAAGGCGTTTAGTGGTCTTTTGCCGGATGATATCCTGTGGCGTAGAAAGGAGGCGTTTAGTGACGGAGTAAGTGGACACGAAAAAAGCTGGTTCCAAATTATTAAAGAATATGTA